TATTGACGCATAAATCCCCGGCCGCGAACCCCACCTGCGTCATCCAGGGATGCACGTTGAAGAACTGCGAGCCGATTCTCACCAAGCGCCCCACATCGGTGGCAGCGAACAAATCGCCGCCCCAGGCGTTGATGGTGATGGCATTGCCTTGGACCGCGGAGACCGTGAGCGCGATCTCGCTCCCCGGCACGAGCGGTACCGGAGACAGGAACGGTCCATCGGTCGGGGAGAATTGCTTCATCACCCACAAGGGCGGATTGTTCGCCATGCGGGTCAAGGTGTAGGGCGGATAGCCCGAACCTGCGGAGCCGCCCGCGATGTAGAGCACATCGCCGGACTGCTTTATATCCAAGGTGAAGAAGCCCTCGGGGCTGGTTAAGTCCGCCCCCGCATACGGGGTCGCGACCTCATAGATCGCGGCACCGTTCAAGAGCGGCCCGTGGTTGGTGTAGAAGCGCACGTACTGATCGCCGAACTCGAGCACATACGCTTGGCTTTGGGCGAATTCGAAGCGGATCAGCCAGGTCTTGACCGCACTGTTTTTGACCGGCTGCACGTAGGCGGTGCCAGGGCGATAAGTGGAGGGGCCCTGCTTGAGCGCGATCATGTTCTGTTGGATGTGCGCTGCGACCGCGTACTTCTCTTGATCGACGCGCCCCTCCATCTGGGGCGAGAATTCACCGCCCGCAAACGAAGTAACGGCTGGGCTGGCCTTACCCATTACTGCATTCGACAGGCTACCCAGCTGTCATCGGCTGGATGCGTCGAGGGGTTGACGAGGGCGCCCGCGGCGAGCGCATCGGACTGCGCCTTCAACTTTCGCGACTCGAGGATCTTCTGTTTGCTGTCCGAACCCGTCAGACGCTCGCACGCACTCCAGGCCAAGTTCGCCGCAAAGGCGATGACGAAATTCGGGTTCCACTGCGTCACATCCGTGACATCGGCCACGTACTGCAAGGACAAAGGGCTGCCGTAATCGCACAGGATATTGCGCCCCTCGATGCTGTAGTCCGCATCGGTGGGACCCAATCGATAGTCGGAGAGGTCGAGCCCCGGCCACATATCCCCGATCTGCAAGGGCCTCAAGCAGTCCGAGGGCATGGCATACATGGTGGTGAAGGGCCCCGACACCGGCACCGTGGTCAAGGACGGGAGCGATGCGCGCTTGAAGGAGAAGCGCCAGATACCGGGCCCCTCGAGAAGCGCGCGCCGGATCGGCTCAAACTCGATATTGAGGACTCGCGCGGCGTTCGAGTTGTCCGAAATGCTCGCAATGGAGGACTGTCCTAGGTAGGACAGGGCCAAGTTACAAACGTCGGTTTGAGAGGCCACCTAGCCTCCGGTATAAGCCCGCGTGAACACCCAGACTTTGGCGGCGACCGAGGGTTGGAAGGTGAAGGCCGCGAACTCATTCAAGATCGGATAGACGAAGAAAAGGTACTGATCAATTGCGACCTGACCCGTGATGACCCACGGTTGTGCAGCGTTGCTAGAGTCACGCAAACCCGTGACGGTCAGCGTAGCTGGACCCGCACCCAGGTCGATGTAGTATCCGAGGAACAACGTATCGCGCGCGACCCCGGCAGAGCCACCGATGATGCCCGCATTGCAGTTAAGCGCGGCCGTCCCCTGCAGGAGCGTCGAGTGGCAGTAATCGGGGAGAACGAAGCCGGGCACGTCAGTCGTTCAGGTTCGCGGGCACATTGCGCACGATGGCCGCCCGCAAGTTGTCGAGCGCGATCAGCACCTCCGTGAGTTTGATGGCCCGCGGCGTCGTCGGATTCGAGGAATCCGTGATCAGTGCCGCCTGATCGATGGTCAACTCGATTTTCTTGGTGACCACCGCAGCGCCGGCCGCGACCACGACTGATTCAATCGGGTCCTCCGGATTGATGCTGTACCGTACAGTCGCCATTTACCGGGTCCAGGTGAGTTGCAGCGCGATCTTGCCGTTCGCCGTGGGTGCGGTCGTTGCCGTCATCACGAGATGGAACTCGTAAAACGGGTCCGCATCCAAGCCCAGCAACTCCCACACCCGCAGGCGCGTATTGGAGGCGGTCTGAGCGGCCGCGAGGATCGTGGGCGCGTAGACGCTCTTCCAGGTCGTATTCGCCGCCGCAGTCGAGATGCCGGTGCCGAAGATCACGTTGGCATTGGTCACGGGAACCGCGCCGACCGCTGCAGTCGTGGTCACACCGCCGGTGACGGTCTTGCACACCTGCTGATCGTTGCCATACACGCCCAACTGCCACACACCCGCAGTGGTGGCATCGTTCTGCATCTGGATGTCCTCGATGCGAGCGCCCGAGGGGACGAAGCAGAAGCGATACGTCGAACCGATGGAATCGGTCGAGACCGCCGCCACCACACCGACGCACACCGTATCGTTCGCCCCGGCTTCGTAGCCCGAGGACAAGATGCGCGGGACCGCATCGTAGTTGGAGACCAATGAACCCAGCGTATTGACAACAGCCATAACTTAACTCCTGGCTCCGGGGTGGGAACCTGCGCCCTGCCCCTGCCTGTTAACCGAACTCTTCGTAGAAAACCGTGCCGGTCAAATTGAAGGCGACGGGCGCTGTCGGCAAAATGAGCGCCCAGACCTTGGCCGCCGAGAACTCGTGCTGCAGTTCCTGCAAGCCCAGCATTTCATCGAATGGGTTGGCCGTGTTCCAGGTGAACGACTGCTTGTTGGTGAAGGTCGTGCCCATGGTCGTGGTGATGGCCTTGAACACCGTCGAGGGCGTATACACACCCGTCAGGCCTTCATCGACCGGCACCGCCACCGGTGTGGCACCACCCGCGGTACCCGTGGCGTAGAAGCCCAAGGACACCGTGATGGTCTGCTGGGTCGAGCCCGTGTTGTTCGACTGCAGCTCGATGCGCTTCAAGCGCACCGGCTTGGATGAGGAGTTGGTGCCCTGAAGGATGACCGTCGGAGCAGCCGTGATTGATTGCGGCGTGCCACCATCAATCGAGATTTTGCAAGGAATCGGCATTTACATTACTCCTTAACGGCACCAGATTTGGTACACACGGGCCTCTTCCAAGCGCGTCGCGCCGGCCGTCATGTACACGTAGGACTGCCAGGGCTCGCTCTGCAGGTCATGGCGCTGGCTGATGTTGGTCGAGATGTCGTTCCAGAGACCTAGGTGCATGCCCTCGCGTTGCCAGAGGTGCACTTTGGTGGAGGTTCCCGCTTGATCGTCCGTGCCGGTGAGCAAGCGCTCGATCCGCACGAAGGTGATCCCCAGGAAGCGCTGCACGCGCCCCTCCATGAGGGCCGGTTGATCGTTGAAGTCGCGGCTGATGACCTGCGCCTCGGCCAAGAGGTTATCGAGCTGACGCGCGCCACCGATACACACCAAGCCCGTGGACGGGTCACCCGGATCGCCCTCATCGTCCGAAAATGCTTCGGCCTGTTCGGCGAGCATCTTGGCTTGGCGAAGTTTGGCGACCGTCAAGCCCGTGGGGGCGGTCGCACCTTGCTGGACCGAGATGATGTTCGCGGCGGGGAGCGTGGTGGCTGTCGCACCGGCCACGCCCGTCTGGGCGGTGCCTGAGAGTGCGGCAATGATCAGGTCGTCGTACTGGCGATTGGCCGCGTTGTGGGCGTTCTTGACGAACTTGCCCTTCGGGTCAATCAAGAGGCGCAGCTTGTCGAAGTTGTCGAAGAGCTGCGGCAAATCGTAATCTGAGGGGTAAACCCAGCGCCGGTTGGTGGGCGCATCCACCCGCTGCATCGGGCCATAACGCTGGGTGACGGGCTGCATGGCCACCGCACCCACTTGCTCGACCGGGGAGCCGGCCTGACCGACGTATTTATCCTCGGTGCAATACTTGCGCAGGCGCGAGGTTTTCTGTTGCACCAACTCGTTCAGGACTTTGGCGTACTGCTGGACGTAGAAGGTGACGATGTTTGTTGACACGGAAATGCCTCCGAAAAGTATGGATAACCTTTCGAAGGCCTTGTCCGTGAGGGGGCGCTTCTAAACGGCGGGGGCCGTCTTATGCCAGTGGCTTTCCACTCGTCAGCGGGGATCAGGTCCTGACCTTGTCCGCGTTCGTAGATGTGACAATTTCACAGGAGCCGGGCACATGCAACTAGGTCGACACCAAAAACTGTGCGCTGTGTTTCGCTTCCAGCAATTCGATGTCGACCGCGCAATCCCGCACCCCATGCCAATCGCACTTGTCGACCTTGTGCTTCAAGTACGCGATCAACACCGCGCGCTCACTCTCGAAGGGGTCAGGTTCGACCGCAAGATTCATTGCTGTTGCGGGGCCATGCCACTCGAGATAACAGTGACCAGGTCGTCCACTTCCTTAGATACGGTGGTTTTCCACTGGTAGTCGCTGATCTTGCCCGCGGAGCGATCCGCCGTGATCTGATCGAGTCTCGCCTGTGCGGCGCTCGCCGTAGTGCCAAAGGTCGACGGGTTGCCACTCGGGGACGCAAAGCCCGGCTCCTTGTTGCCCGCGCCTAACTTCCACATCGCGGTCATGAACTTATCCGTACCAAGAACGCCTTCCAGGGTGCGCAACTGCATGTCGTTCAGACCCCCGACTTCCTTCGCGAGCCATTCCTTGCCGCGGGTCGCGAGCGCAACACGCTCCTGATAGTTCGAACCCCAGGCATTTTGCAGCTCGGCGAGCTTCAACTTGCTCTGCGAATCCTCAGCCGCGCGCAGTTCGGCTTCCATCTTGCTCACCGCCGCCTCATAGCCTGCGACCAGTTTGGGTGCCATGGCGGCCGGTACATTGGCATCGAGCATCGCTTGGGAGAGGTAGTCTGCGAACTGCGGGTAAGGATTGGTCGACGGGAGATTGATCTCGTACTTGTCTGCGGACTCCGGCACGCCCATGGTGGTGCGCCAGGCCTTGACCGCGTTCTCATCGGCCTTGGTCACGGCTCCGGTGGTGGGGTCGACCTTGTCGGTCGGATACCCTTTGAGGTTCGCCGCGCTGCGCAGTGTCGAGGCTTCGGTCTCGATCGCCCGGTAACTTTTGACGAGTGTCGCGGGATCGGGAAAGTTCTTGTTCGTCAGCCAGGCGGTCGTGTCTTTGGCGTCCGGAGCATCGGGCTTGAACCAATCATTGAAGAACGCCTGATTGGCCGCTGGGGCTGCGGGAGCCGCTGCGGGTGCTGATGCAGGCGCGGCGGCCGGAGGGGCTCCATCAAGGGCTGCTGCTGCTGGGGTGCTCATAATCCTTCTCCGCTATCTGGGTTTGAATG